AGCTTTACACATTAAAGATTACTGAGCTTGATGCCCAGGCCGACATAGCAGAGACCAAGGGTATTTACGAACATGATAAATCCATCGACGCTGGAACTTTTGTCAACGGTCTTCGGGGGTCTGTTCGTCCTGTGCTCACTTATGCCTTCTTTATCCTGTTTGCCTCGATTAAAGGTGTCACGCTTTATAGTATGGTAAATACCCAAGGGATGGACCTGTCTGCTGGACTTCTGGCTATTTGGGACGACGAGACGAGCGTTATATTTTCAAGTATAATCGCGTTCTGGTTCGGGTCAAGATCAATGGGCAAAGCCAGGGCGTGGCAGCAGGAGAGACGCAAGTGATAGACCAACTCAGGTCACTACTCGAGCAGGACGAGGGCATAGAGCATTCCATTTATTTGGATCATCTCGACAAGCCCACGACCGGAATTGGTCATCTGATTACAGTAACAGATGCGGAGTTTGGAGATCCTGTAGGCACCAGCGTTAGTGCTGATCGTGTTACTGAACTTTTCAACGAGGATGTGAAGACCTGCATCGATGACTGCCGCCAGCTGATTTTCGACTTTAATGGTATGCCGGTCACTGCCCAGATTACTACTGCTTCGTTGGCCTTTCAGCTTGGCATCAATAGATATGGCAAATTCAAGAAGCATCTCTCGGCCATGAACGTCGGGGACTGGGGGGAGGCTGCGGCACAGCTCCGCGACAGTAAGCTATATCGTCAGACGCCGGATCGGACAGAGAGACACGCGAAACGGCTAGAGGCTTTAGTTTGAGCCCTGCTATTGTTCATAGTATGCTAACTTCAAACAACGCCACATTAAAGGTCAGTGATTGAGCTATGCCACTATCAAAAGTCAGTTTAACGCCGGGGGTAAACCGCGAAGGCACTCGTTATACAAACGAAGGTGGTTGGTATGATTGTGACAAAATTAGGTTCCGCCAGAATACGCCGGAAAAAATAGGCGGTTGGACGCGGATATCCGCTGCTACTTTTACCGGTGTTTGCAGATCTTTGTGGAATTGGGTTACTTTAGGGGGGCAGAATCTAATTGGGGTAGGCACACATCTGAAGTTCTATATAGAGAATGTCGGTGCTTATAATGATATCACACCAATACGTGCTACTGTATCCCTAACCAATCCTTTTACTACCGCTTCTGGTTCTGCCACGGTAACAGTTACCGATGCCGCTGGTGGGTATGTAACTGGGGATTATGTTACTTTTAGTGGGGCTTCAGCAGTTGGTGGACTTACAATAGATGGCGAATATGCGCTTACCCGGACAGTTCTCTCCGCTGCCAATACATACACAATAACTGCTTCTTCTAACGCATCTTCTACTGCTACTGGTGGGGGTAGTGTTTCCGCTGCATATCAGATCAATATAGGCAGTCCCTTTGCGGTCCCGATAGAAGGTTGGGGCGCATCTGCATGGGGGCAAGGGGCGTGGGGCGTTGGTGAGTCTTCTACAACTGCGATTCGTTTCTGGTCCCAGTCTGATTTTGGAGAAGATCTAATATTTGGTCACGCTGGTGGCGCTATATACTATTGGGATGCTACCAATGGTGTCGATACAAGAGGGGTTTTGTTGTCCAGTTTAAGTGGCGCTTCTGATGTGCCAACAGTACAGAACGTCATACTTGTGTCGGATATTAACAGGTTTGTGTTCTGTTTTGGGACAAATCTGATAGATAGTAGTACTACAGATCCCACACTACTCAGGTGGTCTGACCAAGAAGATGCCACTAATTGGACCCCTTCTGCTACTAATCAGGCAGGTAGCCTACAACTTTCCAGAGGTACTAAGATCGTTGCTGCATCCCAGGCACGGCAAGAAGTACTGGTATGGACAGATTCTTCTCTGTATTCCTTACAATACGTGGGGGCACCGGTTGTATGGACTGCGTCTATTGTCGGGGAGAACATATCTATTTCCTCCCAAAATGCGGTTGCTTACGCTAATGGTGTTGCCTACTGGATGGGTAAGGACAAGTTTTATAAGTATGATGGACGCACCCAGCCACTGAAATGCGATGTACGAAAATATGTGTTTAATGACTTCAACACCGCACAATATACACAAGTGTTTGCGGGTACGAATGAATCATTCCACGAAGTATGGTGGTTCTATTGCTCTACTTCTGCCACAAATATCGACAAGTATGTAATATATAACTACCTTGAGGATATATGGTATTTTGGTACGTTGGCCCGCACTGCTTGGCTTGATTCGGGGTTGAGGAATAGCCCCCTAGCCGCTACTTATTCGTATAACCTAGTCGATCATGAGGATGGGATAGATGACAACCAGGGGAGCAGCGCGGCAGCTATAACCTCCTATATTGTATCTTCGGAATTCGATCTTGATGATGGGCATAAATACATGTTTGTGAATCGGGTGATACCTGATATCTCCTTTGATGGCTCTACAGCTGATAATCCGGTTGCAACCTTGACTCTAAGTCCTTTGGCGAACCCCGGTGCCGGGTATACCTCTCCCACATCCACGGGAGGCGTGAATAATGCAACAGTTACCCGCACCGCGACCTCTCCGGTAGAGGTTTTTACGGAACAATTAGATATAAGAGTGCGGGGGCGGCAACTATCCATGCGTATTGAGTCTGATGCCACAGGCGTTGCATGGCAATTAGGTTCCCCCCGGCTTGATATGCGGCCAGATGGACGACGATAATGGCTGTTGATAATACAAGATATAATGTAGCATTTCGTGCTCCCGCGCTTCCGTATCCTCCCATTGAGTATTCGCAGGAGGGTTTTGAGCAGTTTAACAACGTATTGCGGCTGTATTTTAGGCAGTTGGATACTGCAGTTAGAAATGCTAATACTGCTGATAAAGCTGAAGCGACAGCATGGTTTTTTAGGTAATGGCAAACGTATACACAAATGCGAAGGTGGATCTAACAACTACCAGCGTGACAACGCTATATACAGCCCCTGCGTTGACCACCAGTATTGTTAGTTCCATCCTTGTATCTGAGGATTCTGGTAATGCTGATACCATAACCTTAACCCTTACTAATTCTGCTAGTGCCGTGTTTAGCCTATTTAAGACTAAAGCTGTATCTGCAAATGCTACCGTAGAGTTACTTACCGCCCCTCTGGTAGTACAGACGGGGGAAATATTAAAAGCAACCGCCGCTAGCTCAAACAGATTGCATGTTGTGGCAAGTATCTTGGAGGTCACCTGATGCGAGTAGTAAATAGCAATAAGGAAGAGCTACCTCCGGCGTCCATTATCGCCATGCATGTAGATGGGACTGACAAGCGGGGGAGGTCCACCCACGAAATTTTAATGATGATTGCAAAAGAAGGGACGTTGGAAAACGCGGATATGGTTCAGTTTGGCAATACGGTGTTTCTTGGCCATACAGGGACAACTAGTACAACAAAGATGATTGGCAGGGCGTTTAATGTAGATACGGCTAAAAATTTTGTAGCTAATGGATTGGAATATATACGTTATTTACAAGATAAAGGTATTACTCATTACGCTACGCAGATAAGTGATGATAAGTTACTCGGGATATTCAAAATTGTTAAGAAAAAACTAGAGGCGCGAGATTCTGAAGTTCGTATCCTGCCAACTAAATCAGGCGGACACGCTATGTTCGTCAATCTTGGTCGTGAGTTCGTAAGGTAGGACTATGGCTTCGGTATTTGAATCAGTCTTTGACGTAATTGAGGATGTCGTTGATTTTATTGCCGATGATATCATAGCACCTGTTGTCGATGCTGTTAGTGATGTAATTGAAGGGATTAAAGAAAATCCAATTCAGTTCATCGCTATGGCTGTTACGACGTATCTGAGTGCTGGGACAGCTATGGCGTATTGGGCACCAGCTCTTGCATCCGGGGCTCTAACTGCGGCAAATGGGGGGGATATTAAGGATATCCTTATTTCGGCGGCGGCATCCTATGTGGGCGGGCAAGTTGGTAGCTGGGCAGGAGGGCAGGCGGCGACTGCTGTTGGTACCGGAACTACCGCAGGAAAAATAGCAGGAGAGACTGTTGCAGGCAGTGTTCGTGGGGCAACAAGTGCAGTAATTAGAGGAGAAGATCCTGTAGAAGCGTTTCTTTCCAATGGTCTTCAGGCAGGGGTAAGCGCGGGGCTTGGGTATATTACAGATGAATTGGAGTCATCAGGATATCTACCTACAACTACGGTTACTGGCGGTGCTGGCGGGGATACTGATTTTGATTTAGCTACTGAAGACCTAACTTTCTTTGATCAGTATCCCACGGTTAAAGCTATAGTAGGCGATAGTCTTGCCCAAGTGTTATCTGGGGAAGAGGTAACCGCCGGGACAATAATTAGCGCTATTGCCAAGGCGAAGATTACAACTCAACTTGTTAATGAGCAAATTCAAAGTGTAGGTCTTGATTCCGTAAAAGACGAGAGGTACCTTGGCTATCTAACCAACACTATACATAAGGTTGTCGCAGCTACTTTTGATAAGGATCAGGACGTATCTGATACTTTACTCGCGTCTATGCATCAATACGCGACAGAAAGACTTAATGAAGGTTTAGATATAACTGTTAGAAGTACTATTGACCTGATTTCCGGTGGATATGACGAAGTGCAAGCCGCCGCCCTGGCAATAACCTCTGCAGATGATAGGTTCGCGGATTTGGAAGTCGAACATGCCGCTGCAACGGCTGGATATCAAGAAACTTTAGGGGATCATAATGAGGTTGTTGAAGCATATAGGGCTCGATTTACGGAAGCTGGGCGGTTAAATGATGTTGCTACGCAGGCGAATGCCGCACAAGTTGCCACTCGCGCAGAATATAACAGGTTAGCAGATGAATTTGATGTTGCAGTAACGGATATACATGCGGCTGTTAATACACATAATGAGATTGCACAGTTGGGGGCAGCAGCTAAACAAAAATATAACACTTGGTTAGACAGACGGCCAAGAGGTGAGCACGGCGCCCTAGAAAACATCTTATATTATGGCGACAGGCTAATTGATGAGTTTGGGGAAGATGCGGGGGTATATACGGGTTATTGGACGGGTGGTGATTATGGAATGACCAGAGAATGGGTACCTGCGCCAGTTCGTGAAATAGACCCTACACCCGAATTTAAGGAGAAGCTAAAGGAGACAAAATCCCTATTTGAAGCGGCAGGGGCTAGATATGAAGAGGCGCACGCTGCCGCTAACGCGGCGGCAGAATACCATAATGCTGTGTATGCCGACTTCGTCACTGCGAACACTACATTTAATACTTACAACGCTAATTTAACTGCCGAATGGGAGAATACCGCTAAGCCGCAACTTGATGCATATGTAGAGCAACTGGATTTGTATAAAGAAACAGCGACTTCACTTACAAATCAAGCCAATGATATTAACGCCAGTGTAGAACAGTTAGTTGCCGAGTATATAGAAAGCCGAGATAATCTAGCTACTCACGCAAACAATCTGGATGAATCACAGATTCCTGTAACCGAGGCGATTGAAAAAGGTTTCACCCAGGCTATGACTGGCAATCGCTTTAACGAAGCAGAGTACATACGTATCCATGATCTGCCAGAGACAGCAGATGGAGAGACGGCAGATGGCTATAAACACTGGCTTACAGTGGGTAAGGCAGAAGGTTTTGCTGTAAATGCTGCGGACTATGCAAAACATTATGATGCTGCAAAACAGGCGGTAATTCAGCGGGCGGTAGCTAATTCCGGTATTTCTATCACTGAGTTTGCCCCCTCTGAATTAAAATCTCTTGTCGATGCCGTTACAGAAAAATACGGTACCAGCCTGAATGCGCTTCAGAATGCAACTGAGGCAGACATAGAGGAGTTCGGGGGTAGTCTTACTACTGATCTAAATCGTGAGGGTGGCGCGCAATCAATAGGCTCATCCGATGTAACCGATATACAAAAGATTAACGGTGAAGCCGAGATTAAAGTAGGCTCCAATGGGCGACTTAATTGGAA